ACCTCATTATACCGTACTCGATTCTTCCTGCTGGAACAAGACTGGCTTTGGCCCATCTATTGCGGAAGTTATGATGAGACAAGGTGTTCGCTGGACTCCCTCAGATCGAAATCGTATTCAGGGTAAGATGGAAGTTCATCGCAGACTTGCGGATGATCCTTACTCACAGGAACCACGTCTTCGCATATTCTCTAACTGCCAGCACATAATCAAACAGTTGGCAGGTATCCCGCTATCAAAAACCAACAGCGAAGACGTGGATACTAAAGCGGAAGACCATGCATACGACGCGCTACGATACATGGCAATGACACGTATGAGCGGGTACGCAGCAATTCACCAACAACTAGGCGCAATCAAGAACCACGTATACAAGGTTCAAGATGAAGTATTTGGGTACTAACGTATGGCTGAACTAACCAAACAAGAAAAAACCGTTGTAGACTCCTTTATGAATTTGCAGAGGGCTTTGTTTTCCGACGGTGAAATTCCATCATTAGAAGAAGTACGCGCACGAATTGATTCTGGTGGTCACACTGTTGCCGATTCGTTCATTGCAAAGATGTACAACGATGGCGTACCAGACGAGCCTATTCTTGCTGAGTTAGACGAGACAAAAGATTTCTATAGTAAGTTCGAAAAGTCTTTTTCACGTGAAGTCGTTGGACCCGCTCGTAACACAACAGGAATCAGTAACAACATTACAAAACTTGAGAAGGGCGGTATCGATCTAGGTTCGTCCTTTTCTGATTTTGAAGAACAGTCTAAGAAACCGGGAAGCGGTATTAGCGAGGATGTTCGCAAAAACATTGTTCGCCCATTTAAAGCTGCCTCTAACAACGTCTTAGAATTGAAACTATCCCGTACAGGAGCCTCTAAGGGCACCCGCAAGCTTGCAAAGGGTGCTATACCTGCTGAAGTCCTTCAATCGGTCTTACAGGGCATTGGCGACATTCCTGATCCTATTACACGGGATGCTGTCATGGCTTCTCTTCTTGGGTATCGCGGCGAAGACCTTTCGGGTATGCGTACATCTCGTGCACTTGCCATTCGCTCTAAGCCTGTTCGTCCATTTTATGATAGGGAAGCTGGCGTTGCTCGTGACCCCGAAGTGGCTACTGGGGGTGGTCGCAAGGCAAAAGGCCCAGACAAGCCACCGGGACCAGTTCTTCGTGAGATCCTGAACCGTCGCTACGATGCAGCGGGAGCAACAGGCGAATTATTTCCGGGGATGACTACAGGAAAGATTAGCGCAGCACTCAAGAAACACGTCTTTACAAAGATTCCGCAAGATGTCTTAGATAAGCTTTTGACCAAGCCATCTGGCTATACCGACCTTCGCCGTATCACTGCATCTGCAATTGCTAATCAGCTTGGTCGTCCTGACCTTGCAAGTGAAATCATCAGTCACAAAGGCTCTGGTGAAAGTTTACTTGACAAAGTTATGACAGGATACTATACTGATGTAGAAGATATCAGTGGCTTACAGCAACGTGGTGAAATCTTAGTAGCCTACGAAAAGATGATGGCAGATGCCGTTGGTGCCACAGATGCAAAAGGATTAGGCGAAGCCCTTCGCTTAGACTTTACACCAGAGTTCAACGCACAGTATCCTGAAGTAAGCGCGATGGCAACTCCGTCGCAAGCACCGGTTCAACCGACTGCTGCTACTCCAGAACAGATTGCACAAGGCGAAGACTTCCGTGCGGCAAAAACTGTACAGGCAACAGAGCAAGCCAGACTATCGGCACAAGAGACAGGTAGTCGTGCGGACGACTTGACTATCAAGCGCGGAGAAAACGCAACTGCCGTTGCAGAAGCTAACCTGAAGATAAAAGAGGCAAAGACGGAAGTAGCGGCAGGTAAAGCTGCACAGCAAGAAGCCGATAGAGTTAAGAATCATCAAAGTACTCTCGACTTCATAAAGAACACTTACAAGAAAATACCCGGCCCCATTAAGAGCTTAATTCCTTTTGTTGGCACTGCTGCTGCGCTTCAAAATGTACCAATAGTGCAAGAAAGTCTGGCTGGTCAGATGGAAGATATAGGTATTCCTAGTGCTATTGCTAATCCTTTAGCGTCTGTGGGTGCGGGGGTTGATTTTGCAGTAGGAGAAGTTGCTCAAGTTGCTCCTAGTGATGTTATCACAGTAGGACAGTCTATGGCATCTCCCGTAGCTGATGCCGGTTCAGCCCGTCCTATCGAACGTATCATGGCAGACCAGCCGAACTTGTTTCGGAATAACGAACCCACTGCCGCTCCTAGCGCAGACACCGTAGTTCCTGCAGCACAGCCGCAAATGACACAACCGGTACGTGTACCAGATGCTGTACAAAACGTACCCACCTCTTTTCTTTCTAACCCAGAGAGATTGAGCCAAGCGAGAAAAGCCGCTCGTTCTGGTAACGATGCAACCGGCTTTATTTCCTACACACCATAAACTGGGAGACTAACCAATGAACATGAACATGGGTCCAGCTTACATCATGAACAGCGACAAAACTAGCGTTGATGATATGATGGGATGCGATAAACTATACCGGGAAGGTCTAGAGTTCGACACCAAAGCAAAGCAAGGTGTACTTACTGAAGACATGCCTAAAAAAATGACAAAGAAAGCAGTCGATTCTTCAGTGATGAAAATGGCTGAACAACGCGACTATTAAGGACACCTAATGTCTGATAATTTTCTACAACCCCCTGACGATGATCAGGTTGTAGTTGTTGATCCTGACGGAAATATGCCGGGTCTTGCCGGTCACGTTCGTCGCAAGTTTGAAGATTCCGAAAATGGTCGCTTTGCTTACGAGCAACGCTGGCTACGGGCATTTAAAAACTTTCGCGGTATCTACGACTCTACAACTCAATATCGTGAGACTGAACGTTCGAAGGTATTCATTAAGATTACCAAAACAAAGGTCTTGGCTGCTTACGGGCAGATCATTGACATCCTGTTTGCGAACAAGAAATTTCCGTTAGTTATCGAACCAACTCCTGTTCCAGAAGGAATTGCTGAGTTTGCTCACCTGAAGACACCTTTGGATGAGATTATTGATCCCTATGGTTACGCAGGGGACGGTAGAGAATTAAAACCCGGTGCAAAAGAAGCTACTCCGAATGGAGACTTTCTTGGTGGACTGAAGAATAGGTATGCTGGTGCGCCTATAGCAGAAGGTCCATCTCTTGCAGGTGAACCTCAAATTTCTCCAGCACAAAAAGCTGCCCTGAATATGGAAAAGCAGATTCACGATCAGCTTCTAGATACCAGTGCAGTAAATGTGTTTCGGAGTGCAATCTTTGAGGCGGCACTTTTAGGGACGGGTATCGTAAAGGGACCGTTTAACTTTTACAAGCGTGTCAATCGTTGGGAGCGTGACGATCAGGGTGATCGCGTATACAACCCCTATGAAAAGATTGTTCCTCGTATGGAACATGTCTCTGTCTGGGATTTTCACCCAGACCCATCTGCAACTAGCATTGAAGATTGCGAATACGTAATTCAACGGCATCGGATGAATCGACAACAGCTACGTGCTTTGATCAACCATCCTTACTTTTACAACGATGCGATTGAAGATGCGATTGCTAAAGGGTCAAACTACACTGATAAGTATTACGAAGATACCATCCGTGAAGACGAGACAGAAGCCTACTATCAGGAAAACCGCTTTGAGGTTCTTGAATACTGGGGTGTCTTGGATGCTAAGTTTGCTAACGAAGTTGGTATGGATGTTCCTAATAGCTTGGGTCCGATGGATCAAGTACAAGTTAATGTGTGGATTTGTGGCGACGAAATCCTTCGCTGTGTCTTAAATCCGTTTACACCTGCTCGTATTCCCTTCCAAGTCTTTCCTTATGAAATCAACCCTTATCAAATGTGGGGCGTTGGCGTAGCGGAAAATATGGAAGATGCACAGATGTTGATGAACGGTCACGTTCGGATGGCAATTGATAATCTCGCTCTTGCTGGTAATATGGTACTAGACGTGGATGAAGCAAGTTTGGTTCCCGGTCAGAACATGGATATCTTTCCGGGAAAGATCTTCCGTCGTCAGTCTGGCGTGACGGGCACAGCAGTCAA